GCCAGAGGGACAGAACGGGCCGGACTTTCTCGCAACCGTGCGCGAATCGTGGCGCATGATTGAAATCGGCGGCGCGTCGGGCGGTCAAATGACAGACGCCGAATTGCTTGCATATTTACTCGACACCGTTGGCGAAGTGACAAACACGACCGTCGCCAGCTTTACCCGTTGCAATAATTATGGCCGTTAAACCAATCAAATCATTCACCAAGCGAGCGAAACAGGCTTTTCATTATTGTTTTTTCGGCAACGACTCGGCGTATCCGACCGCATCGACCAGCGCACAGCGTAACGCGCAAGGCGACTTGAATGGCGACATGCTCGACATGATGAGCAACCACAAAACGCGAATGCTTCGCGCCGATGCTCGATACATTTACACAAGCAACTCGACAGTCAGTGGAGCGGTTAAACAAAAGAGCGGCAAAGTCTTTGGCGAGTCGTGGCGCTTTCAGTCACACTCGGATGACGCGGATTTTGCCGCAGCCGTCGAAGCTGACATGGAAGCAATCGACGGGCTGATCGACATTCGCGGCCCGCAGTTTTCATTCCGCCGAAACGTAAAGATTGAAAGCAAATCGCTCGACGTTGACGGCGATGCATTTGTATTGCTGACCGAGACAAAAGCGGGCTTCCCGCGCTTGCAATGGCTCGAAGCGCATCGCATCGGCAACGATCCATACAGTAACGGCGAGCGCGTCGAGTCGGGCAAATACAAAGGCTTAAAAATCAAGAGCGGCATTATTTACAATGAGTTCGGTGCTGAGGTTGCATATCGCGTGCTAGGCGAAGACATGGAGAGCTTTCGCGACGTTTCGGCGCGTGACATGATTCACATCACCGATCCGGACTGGTTCAGCCAAGGGCGCGGCGTGCCCGCGATTGCGTCTGGGATGCTCGATTGGTATGATCTTGCCGAGGTGCGCGACTACGAAAAAATAGGGCAGAAAGTAAACGCCGCGTTGACGCTTATCGAAAGCAACGACAGCGGCAGAATTGACCAAGCAAGCAAGATTATTCAAGGTCAACAGGGAGCGAGCCAAGTGCCGTTTCAGTCCGAACTTGTGCAAGGCGGCTTGATTCGATACATCAAAAACGGTTCCAAATTAGAAGCGCATGAATCGAACAGACCGAGCGAGGGATTTTTAAAGTTCAGCGACAAGATCGAGGCCGGTGCATTTTACGGCATGGAATGGCGGCGCGAAATGCTCGATTCATCTGCCGTAGGTGGTGCTGGCGTCCGTGCTTTCCAACGTGATATAAACGACTCGATCACTGATCGTGTTTGCGTATTGGCGCGATTCCGCAAGCGCATGGCGCTATACGTGATCGCCAAACGTGCAAAGCAAGGAATCTACACACTGCCAGAGGACTGGATGAAGTGCAGCTTTACAAAGCCGCGCGAATTCACGGTTGACGACGGCAACGCACGCAAAGCGGACCGCGAAGATTTACGCGCTGGCGTCGCAAGTGAATACGATATTCTTGCGCGTCGCGGTTATGATCCAATTGAATTTACAGACCGCCGCGCGAAGTATTTAGCCGAGCGCAAAGCGATTGCCCAGAAATACGGATTGGAAGACGCCGAGCTTGGCACGGTGCTAATGCCCGGCGATGTGCCGCCAGAATCTAACAACGAAAACACGTCAACTTGACACAATAACCCAATACAACATGGATACTAAAAACAAATGGTTCGATATGAGCCGACCAGAAAACGCGGAGGGCGAAAAATCTTCCGAGGCTGAAATCTCTATCTACGACCAAATCGGCGGATGGGGAGTCACGGCAAACGACTTCATCGCGCAGCTTAAAGAGCTTGGCGATGTTTCCACGATCAATCTGCGCATTGCTTCTGGCGGCGGTTCGATTGTCGAGGGAAACACAATCTTCAACGCGCTCAAGCGACATGAGGCGAAAGTCATCACACATATTGACTCGCTCGCCGCTTCTATGGCGTCCGTCATTGCAATGGCAGGCGACGAGATTCACATGGCCGCGAATGCTTTGCTAATGATTCACAACCCTTGGACAATGAGCATGGGCGGCGCGGAGCAACTACGCAAAGACGCCGACTTGCTCGACAAAATGGAGGCAAACATTCGCACAAGCTACGCACGCTCGACACTGAGCGCCGAAGAGCTTGACGCGGCAATGGAAGCCGAAACTTATTACACCGCCGAGGAAGCCAAGGAATTTGGATTCATCGACGAAATCGACGGTGCAAATCTCGCAGCAGCTTCGATTGGCGACATGGAGACCATCAAAGGATTCAACGCACTGCCACAGGCGAAGCTCGACGCGATCAAAATCGAATGCCAAGCAAAGCAAATCGAAGCCGCAAACGCGAAGCTGATCGAAGTCAAAGGCGATTTGGACATTGCGAACGAAGCTGTTGAAAACGAAAAGGCACGCGCAACGCAAGCATTCGTGGATCTCGAAAAAGCCAAGGATAAGCACGCCGACAAGTTAGTCGAAGCGACCGAGCAAACCGCGCAAGCGATTGCAGACAAGGCCGCCGAGCTACTTGCCGAATCTGGCACACCGCCAGTCGAAGACGGCATCGAGCCGAAAGACGAACCGGTCGCAATGACTGAGGAAACATTCTGGAAAGCGCATAAAGCGTTCAAGGACGCTCGCGACTTCCAAGGCGCACAAGAATTTTATACCGAGAACAAATCTGTTATCGGCCAATAATCACCCCACAATAACACACATACAACATGGCTAATACAATTGCAGGCGTTAATCTCGCCAAAGTAGCAATGGACAGCTTGCCGGCTTTGGCCGACTTGTTCGCTCCACTCAACGCACTAACAACCGACTTTTCCGGAGACATTAAAGACTCTGGCGCGTCTATCACTACTCGCATTCCTACGAATGTAAGTTCTTCCGACATGACTGGCGGATACCAAACCGGCGCACAAGACGTGGCGATGGTAGCAAAGACAGTCACGCTCGACCAGTTCCCCGGCTTTACATACGGATTCAGCGACCTCGAACGCAGCAAGTCAGAAGTTGATTTGCTTCGTTTATTCATTGAACCAGCACTGGAAGCAGTAGGCGAAGCCGTATTCGGTTACGTGTGGAATCTAGTTACTGCGGCCAACTTCGCATCGACCGAAGTCATCACCGAAGCAAATTGGGATCGTTCTGACATTGCCGACGTGGGCGCAACATTGACAATCGCGAAAGCACAAAAGGGCGGACGTTCGATTTTGATGAATCCTAGCTACTACGCTTCGATTGTGAAAACACTCAACAGCGCAGAGTTTCCGGGACAGACCGAAGGCAAGGCCGAAGCAATCGCACCGCGCGTCGCCAAGTTCGATCTATACGAAACAACCCTTGCAGATGCAAACGGTGAAAACCTCGCAGCGTTCGCACTTCAAAAGAATGCTTTGATCTTCGCAGGTCGAACACTCGTTGCCGACGAAATGACAGCCAAGGCTGGCGTTGACGTTGAAATCGTAATGGTTCCCGGTCTTGGACTTCCGGTTCAGTTCCGCAAATGGTATGACCCAGATGGCAAACTCTATTACAACATGAATGTGCTCTTTGGCGCATCCGTTGCAATCGGCACAGCCGGACACCGTATCACATCCGCATAACTTATTCCCAGCAGACCCCCCGCGCCTCTTAACAATGCGTAATTCGGGGGGTATTTTGAGAAACCTTTTTACAAAATGAAATCTCCATCTTCCACAATCCACGTTTCCGAAAAGGGAACAGTTACGGTATTGGCGGCGTCTCTGGACGCCGGTGAATGCCTTGCAGTATATCGCAATTGCACGAAGCCCGGCGCAGTATTTTACAGCCGCATGGGGCATCTTGACAAAGACAAAAAAGTCGAATCCGAAGCGCAAATCAAAGCAAAAGCCGACGCACGCGCCGCGAATGTTCAACGCATCCGCGAAGCCGAGTTGATCGAAGCCGAAGCAGCCGCAGCGGAAGCAGCCGAAAACGCCAAACAAGCTAAAGCGAAATTTGACGCGCTCAAGCCGAAAACGCGCAAGCGTGCCGGCGTTGCTGAATAATTCCTACCCTAACAACAACCAACGCGGCTCGCTCAATACCGAGCGGGCCGCACTTGTTTCTACACATGAGCTTTGAAGACGAAATGAAAACAGGATTTGCCGCAGCGGAAGACTTCGCAGGCGAATCGTTTACAATGGGCAATCACGCAGGCAACTTTCGCGGCGTGTTTCGAGGCGATGACGCGCCGACCGCGTTTGACCAAATACAAGGTTACGAAACAAAGACGACGAACGCACTGAGCGTTTCGAAGTCACTATTTTTAGAAGGTGCGCCGCCAA